ATCACGCTAGCGTATCAATTGCGCTAGCGTTTCCTCTCACTTCATAGGTGCTACCGTGTATAACACTCTCGTTTCCGCTATCGCTGACGCTGGCAAGGTGTCTCTCGGCAATGGTAAAATGCCCGGTAGCACGTTCGCCATTAGTGCCACCACGTGCAAAGTCGGGGGCAAGCTTGCTGCAATCAAAAACAGCACGTGCTCACGCTGCTATGCCCTTAAGCTCGAAAAGCTCCGGCCATCCGTTCACACGGGCTGGCTGGCAAATTACACCAAGGCCACCAAGCTCATTGCCTCTAATCCTGACCAGTGGGCACAAGCCTGTGCATTCCAGATCAATCGGGCCTATGCCAAATCGGGTGAGCCTTATCATCGCTGGTTCGACTCTGGTGATTTGCAATCAGTCGAGATGCTTGACGCTATCGCTCGCACCGCTCGCCTCACGCCTGAGATTCAGCACTGGTTGCCTACACGTGAGGCCAAGATTGTGAAGGATTGGCTCGCCACTAACGATTGCCCGTCTAACCTGATCATCCGTGTATCGGCCACCATGATCGGTGATGCGCCACGCAATGTCTTTACGCTCCGCAATCTCGCCACGCACACAAGCACGGTGCACCGCAAAGGTGACGCTGTGCACGGCCACGCCTGCCCTGCTAGCACCCAAGGCAATCAATGCGGCACGTGTCGCGCTTGCTGGTCGCATTCTGTCGCTAACGTGTCCTATCCGTTGCACTAATCATCACGCTACCGTAAGGGATTAAGCTCATGCAGTCTGACAAGACGCCCATTAAAACGCTGACGGATCAAATCCAAACGCTACAAACAAAATATCACACGTTAGTCGGGACGCATGGTTGGGCGCATCCCGCATGTGAGGCTTTACGTGTCCAGATAATGATTCTGGTTGATCAACGCATTGAAGAGGAAACCATGCCATGACTCTCTACCAGCTGCACAAGATTATGCCGAACGGCTCCGCCTTTGCCCTGCCCGTGTACGGCGAGAAGCGCCGCATATGGGATGCGCTCGCACGTCACTTAGGGTTTAGCACCTATCGCAAGTTCTGCGAGGTGCAAGGTGTCAATCCGTCTAAGCATCAACCTCAATTCAAGCTGATACAGGTGCAATCATGACTACCAAGCAATTCGAGGCTTTCGCCTTTCGTTTTACTATCATCGCCGTGATTGCGTCCCTGTTTCTAATCTCATGGCTGGAGGGCTGATCATGGAAAGCTATATCCAAACAGGTAAAGGCGGAACAGCCTTTGTCGGTCCTGATGCTACCGCAATGTTTGCGGCCATCGCTCTAAAACATGGTCTGCAAATATACGCCAAGTTCAAGATGGTGCCCAATCGCAACTGGACACCCGCAGCCATGCTCAAGGCTGCATCAGGCTACACGGGGAAAGCATACAAGCGGGGCCAGCACGCTCGTGCTGCGGCTGACGTTCAAATCTGGATCGATGCAATGCGTGCTGCATTGCCAGTAGTGGAGTGCTGATCATGAAAACTAACGATCTCAAGAAGGGCGCAATGGTTGTCCTTCGCAATGGCTGGAAAGCTTGGCTCAGGGACAACAAAAAGGGACAGGTGCGCCTTGCCACGGTCGAAGGTTATGAAACTGAGACTGGCAGCATCTATGCCCACGATATTGAGTTCGCCGTGATTGATGGCGCTCTGGTTCGTGTCACGCACACTGAGCCGCAATTGAACCTCCGCAAAACACTCGAAACGCTGAGGGCAGCATGATCATCGATTACATTTATGACGAGGCAAAGCTGGCTGCGATATGCGCCAGTCTTGTCAAGCAGGGCCTGACGTTCAGAGCCTACCCAACCAACAGCTATTGGTGCATCGAACTGACAGGAGGTTATTGATGGCACACCCAGCAACATCAATCACGCACCACTCAAAACAGGTGATCATCCCTGTGTCTGGCACGATCCGGCTCTCGTTTATTGAGGGCCTGCAAGGTCCCGGCACCTTTGAGGCTGGGCTGATCTACAAGGACAAGGTGGTGGACGTGTGCCCGTGTGATTGGGACGAAATGTTCTCGATCTTGGAAGAGGTCAAGAATGGCGTGTTCGTTCGCTTCCCTGACTTTCACCAACGCATGATGGGGGAATGGCCATGAGACGAGTTGAAAACTACACCCTGATTGAAGAGAACGGGCGAGAGGTCACCTATCTGATCGAGCGAACGTCAGCACTGGTCAATGTCACCGCCACAAGCTTCGCCTCGAAAGAGGACGCTATGGAATGGCAGATTGGCTATGCCGAACGCTTCCCATACGAGGGCTATGGCACGACGTTCTCGATGACGGACAATGGCGATGGCACCTACTCTGCCCACGCTCGCCGCTATCCCTCGTGTGACTGATGTCTGGCCCTCTGATCCTCATCACTGGTCTCATCTACCTGTGGGTGGCTGTGGACCAATCCCTCAAAGGCAACACTGGAATGGGGATGGCCTATGCAGGCTATGCCTTTTCCAATGTGGGCCTGTTCATGCTCGCAAAATAGGTGACTCATGCCCATTAAAAACGAACCCTACCCCAACGATCTGGTCGTGCATCTCGATCTGTACGAGCCAAAGCTCCAGCAACTTTTGGACGAAGCTTACTGGAACGATACCACGGACGAGGTGGAACAGTTGCAGCAGCGTATAAATCATGTTAAATGGCTGCGTGATATTGGCGACGAGTTTTACACGAGGTTCTAACAAACCATGACACCCGCTGCCCTTTTGGGTTTGCTTGAATGGGTCTCTGAGCACACAGCTGTCGAGATGCAGCTGTCCACCCTGCGTGTGTTTCTGTTTGTGGCTACACGGGGGAAGTGTACGCAGAAGGATGTCGAGGTCTACCTCGGCACTACAGGCGCTTCAACCTCTAGGAACATCTCCTATTGGACAGAGCGGCGCTTTGATCGTGAGCCGGGGCTAGGGTTCATCCGTCGTGAGGAGGATGACTACGACCGACGCATACGCAACCTGACGCTGACTAAAAAGGGACAGGCATTCTACGAACAGTTGAGAGGCAAGATATGACCATTGTTGCACCCCTCCTTTTCAAGGCCCTGCTTGGCGTGGCACTAGCTGCCCTAGCATCCTTCCTACTCAACAAGGACTGACACATGGCACGACAACGAGGCACACGATGGCAGGCTGACGCACTGGTCAACGGTGCTCGCAAGCGCCTGTCCTTCCCTACTCACGCTGAGGCTGAAGCCTTCGAACGTGATCCCTATGCTTACCTTGGCGTAACGAAAGCCCGTGACACAGTAGGAACCCTGTTCCCACGGTGGGCACACGAAATCTACAAGGGCACCAAGAACGAGCGCAACGCTGTCCGCATCACTGAGGAACTGGTCCGCAGGCTGGGGCCTGATCTGCCCGTGTCTAAGGTGGATCGCAAGCTGATCAAGGACGTGATCGAGCAGCTGCGTCAGCAGGGCAACAAGGATGCTACGGTAAACACCAAGATGAGCACCCTGTCCAAGCTCCTGCACTACGGGGTGGACGAGGAGGTACTGACTGACGTGCCTGCCATACCCTTTTATGCACCCAAAAACGCCCGAATACGCTCCCTGTCCCATGACGAGGAGCAGACCCTGTTCTCCAACCTCAGCCACTATCATCGCCCATTCGCTACCTTCCTGCTCTACACAGGATGCCGTGTAAGCGAGGCTATCAACCTCGAATGGCAGGATGTCACACCCACCACGGTCACCTTCTGGCGCACCAAGAATGGCGAGGAGCGCACCATCCCTCTGGCTGACCCTGCCCGTGTTGCCCTCGATGCCAACAGACAGGCAAGCAATGTCGGCCCGTTCCACAAGGTGGTCTACACCTCGTTCATCAAGGATTGGCACTATGCCAAAGCAGAGTCGGGCCTAGCCCACGATCCTCAGGTCGTGCCTCACGTTTTGCGGCACACGTGCGCCACTCGCCTAGCCAAAGGTGGCATGAGCGAACTCAGGCTCAAGAAATGGCTAGGACATAAAACCCTAGTCATGGTTGCCCGGTACACCCACCTCGACACTCAAGACCTGTTAACTGGTCTCGACGCGCTCAACCGTAGGTAAAAACGTATTAGTAATGGAGGGCGTGGGTAGGCTTGTGCCAACCTGTGCCAACTGTGCCAACCCTTACCCTACGTCACGCCAACCAGCTAACCCTTTGTAAACACTGGTGCGGGCGGTGGGACTCGAACCCACACTCCTTGAGGGAAGCGGATTTTAAGTCCAACCTGTGTTTACTCCAGCGTAACGGATTACTGGATACAAACCAAGCCACTAGATGCCCGACCAATGGAGGTTCGTTACCCTACCGTTGGCACAAGTCGGCAGCAATGCGCCACAAAGAGCGACGGTGGAGGATCAACCTTGAGTAGCTTGGAGCCGTGCTGTGCCAACCCTTGTTCACCACCTCTGTACCTTGCGACATACAGGAATAGTTTCCTCGTTCACCCTCGTTTACATCGCTGGCCTTGTTCACATCCAGTTCTGGCTGAACTCAGGTGTAAACACCCTTGTAATAGGAGACCGGACCTTCAAAGAGACCACAGAGTTCTCCTCTGAAGACGATCTGCTGACAGAGTTATGGTCTAGTGAACGATTAGTAGAAGTAGTAGTCAAAACAATGAGTTAGGGTTTAGGGTACCCACATTCAGACTATAACAGGGGAAACACTACACTCCTACCCTAGATGTATAACACAGTGTATACATATGTTAACAAATGTGAACACTATGTAACACGGTATACATCTAGTAATACCTACTCCTACCCCTATATGTAAACACAAGCTATCAATGCTGACATATGTTAGCACCTGATCTACATGTGAGGACTGACATGCACGGCCAACAGTTACAGGTCGAAGAGGAGATGTTCCTAGAAGCTAAGCTTCGTCAACAGAGGGACAACAGTAAAGCAGTCAAGAGACAGGCGTGGTCTGAGTCCAAGATTGGCAGGACGTATACCAGTCAGGCCACGTCTAAGTTTACCTATACAGTGTCGGACAAGCTGAAGGGGTATGACCCCAATAGGTCAGGAAGCAACGCTAGGGCCATCACCTTGATGGTCCAGAGTGGTCTTGAGCCTGAGGTCTTGTCTCACCTGTTTAGCAAGACGCTTTACAACCTGATCCCTCTCACCCACAGGAAGAGGCTCAGGAGGGTCACCCTGTGTGTCAAGGTGGGTGACACTATTCATGATGAGATGCGTCTCAGGTTCTTTGCTGAGAACAAGAACAGGAGAAACCTCCTCAAGAAGCTGTTCCAGCAGTTTGATAAGAGGACCTACCCTAGACATTGGCGCAAGCGGACGATCCTGAACTACTTCCATGCTGAACAGCTGTCATGGTCTGTCTGGTCTACGGAACAGAAGGCGATGGTGGGGGAAGCCCTGTTGTCGTGGTTCATGGAACAGGTGGGATTGGTCACCCTGTCTGACACTGGTGGCTATGTTGACCCTAGTCCACACCTGATGCAGCACGTGCAGGACACCCTGCTGTCTCGCATCCTTGAGTTCATTCTGTACAAGCCCATGCTTGCCCTCCCACGCCCGTGGGGGAGCGACAACCTGTTTTCAGGAGGCTACTACCTCAAGGACAAGGTGAAGCCTTACCCGCTGGTCAAAGGGACGAACAAGAAGGACAGGGATCGCCTTGAGGCCAAAGATTGGTCTCGTGTCATCCCAGCTGTAAACGCCTTGCAAGAGACACCTTGGCGTGTGAACACCCGTGTCCTCAGTGTGCTCGATTGGTCCATGAAGGTACGTGGTGGTGACATGGCTGGTCTGCCTGCAATGGATGACAAGCCGCTTCCTCCTCGTCCTATCGGCTATGGTGAAGATGAGGAGATCACGAAGGCTCACGACAAGGTGTGCTTCCTGATCCACTCTGAGAACCGTGAGGTCATCTCCAAGCGGCTGATGATCCTTGCAACCTCTGCGATAGCCAATGCCTACAAGGCTGAGAAGGCTATCTACTTTCCTCACAACCTAGACTCGCGTGGTCGTGCCTACCCTCTGCCTGTCTTCCTGAACCCTCAGGGACCAGACAGTACGAAGGCGCTGCTTGAGTTTGCCAAAGGTGAGCCGATCACCAGTGAACACCACGCCAACTGGCTGGCTATTGCTGGTGCCAACAGTTTCGGTAACGATAAGGTTTCGCTGTTGGAACGGATCGAGTGGGTGAAGCAAAACGAGTCGATGATAGTCGATGTCGCTGCTGACCCTTACCACGATCTGCTGTGGACACAGGCAAGCGAGCCATTCCAGTTCCTCAGGTTTGCCTTTGAATGGGCAGACTTCAAGAAACACGGATATGGGTTTGTGTCGCACATGGTCGTCCCTGTGGACGCTACGTGCTCAGGTCTCCAGCATTACTCAGCCATGCTGCGTGATGAGATTGGAGGTCGATCTGTCAACCTCGTGCCCGGTCTTCCTCGACAGGACATCTACCAAGATGTGGCTGACGTGGTGATCAACGAGTTGATGGAGATGAACACGTCTGATGCTCAAGACTGGATTAAGTTTGGCATCAACCGCAAGACGACG